ATGCGGCATATCTAAAGCATTGTTATGTACACGCGCTATCAAAATGCACAGACACAAACACTCAGTGTTCATCCATTTTATTTAATCCAGGTCATGGTATACTAATAGCTGTTCCATCTTTAAATGAGAACGATTGGTATAAAGTTACATCAACGCAAAATCTTGCGTACAAAGCAGCAGAACGCGGTATGACGACGTTCAACCTCACTATTTACTCCCCCCTATGTCCAACCCCATCTGACGCAATTGCGATAAGAGAAATGGGTATATCAACCGTAATTTTCCATAAAGAATTTATGGATAAATACAATAGGAACTGGGAAATGAAGTACCAGATACCACTTGAGTTTTTATCCCAAAATAATGTGAAGCTGATATCATGGTCGGGACAAGTTTCAAAAAAGAAGTTAGGCGTTTTGGTACAAGGAAACTCCTTCGATCCATAAGGCTTAAATCTCTAATACATAAGGTCATGAGTGATCTTTATATTACAAAAGAAAACAGCGTCAATATACATGTTGCCTGTGAACGAGATTTAGCAAAAGAACTATCTGAATACTTTACCTTCAAGGTGCCTGGACATAAGTTCATGCCGTCCTATCGTAAAAAGAACTGGGATGGTACTATAAAATTATATAACATCTATAGTCAGAACTTATATGCTGGACTAATTCCATATGTTAAGAAGTTTGCAAACGACAGGGGTTACTCTTTAGAGATAGAGGAAAGTCTTAAGCCATCAGGAACTGAATTGAGTCACGATCAACTGAAGAAGTGGATCAATGAAAAATTAAACATCCAAGCTGCTGGTAAAAAAATCGAGGTATATGATCACCAGTTAAATGCAATTCAACATGCCATAAGAAACGATAGATGTCTTCTTCTCTCACCCACGGGATCTGGTAAATCTCTGATTATATATTGCTTACTTCGATATCTTCAGGGCTTGATACCTAAAGAGAAGAAGATTCTTATTGTTGTTCCTACCACATCTTTGGTCACACAGATGTACAATGACTTCAAAGATTATTCATGTAAGGATAAGTCGTGGGATGTTCAACGAAACTGTCACAAGATATTTGGTGGTCAGGAAAAACAGACAAATAACCAAATCGTGATATCTACATGGCAAAGTATTTACAAATTACCCATCGATTACTTTGATCAGTTCGATGTGGTTTTTGGTGATGAGTGTCATCTGTTTAAAGCAAAGTCTCTCACCCAGTTAATGACGAAACTAAAAAACTGCCCATACCGAATAGGCACAACAGGAACATTGGACGGAACACTTACTCACAAATTAGTGATTGAAGGTCTATTCGGTTCGGTGTATAATGTGACCTCAACGAAAGATCTTATCGATAAGGATCTATTGTCCAAACTGAAAATTGATTGCCTTCTTCTCTCGCACGGAAGACCAGAACGGGAAGCTATGAAGAAGGCAAAGTATCAGGATGAAATGGACTTCCTTGTGTCGAACGAAAAGAGAAACAAGTTCATAGAAAATCTTGCGAATAAACTAGAGGGCAACACGTTAGTATTGTTTCAGTATGTGGAAAAGCACGGCAAGAAACTATATGAACAGATACAAAAGTCAGCAAAGGATCGACAGGTGTTCTTTGTTTACGGGGAGACTGATGTGGAAATACGGGAAAGTGTTCGTCAAATAGCAGAGGATATAAACAACGCTATCATAGTAGCGTCATATGGAACGTTCTCTACTGGAGTTTCTATAAGAAGACTACATAATATTATATTCGCCTCCCCTTCAAAGTCTCGTGTGAGAGTTCTACAGTCCCTTGGTAGGCAATTAAGAAAATCAGAACACAAAGATTATGCAAAGTTGTATGATATCGGAGACGATATCTCGTGGAAAAGCTACAAGAACCACACCCTTCGACATTTCCTTGAAAGAATAAAGATATATAAGTCAGAGGGTTTTAGTTTTTCACCACATAATATTCAGTTATAGGAGAATTATGTCGTATAGAATTTTAAAGCTACGAAGCGGCGAGTCTGTTATCGCTACTGTTCTTGATTCTAAGAACAACCAAGTAACTATTGAAAATCCTATGATCATGCAAGTCATGTCTGTGCCTGATCCTTTCCTCAAGTTCAAGCGTGAGATTCTCACCATGAGTAATTGGCTTGAATATTCTAAAACTAAAAAGGTTACGATCCCAGAAGATTGGATCGCTCTGTGTCTTACTCCAGATGCTCAAACAACGAAGCTGTATATTGCAGAAGTGAATCAACCCGATGTTACCAAGGAAGATATGGCAAAGGAACAGAGAATGCGGGAGGACATTATAAAACAAGCAGAAGAGAATCTTAGAGATCTGGAAGATGAAATAGAAAGTCATCTTTCTGATATGGATATGCCTGACATTCCAAGTTCACCACCACCGCCACCTTCTTCTGTATTCATGTCCTTCTCCATGAATCATGATATGTTCAAAAAAATGATCGAGGATGGCTTGCTTGATCATGATATGGATGATGATTTTGAAAATGGTGAAATAGAAGAACCAGAAACTCTAGACAGAGATGAAGACAAACATAGATCTGGTTCTGAAGACGACTTCGGTAATGAGTGGGTTGACTGGTCTCCGGACCTTAGAGACTACTTATAGTTTCCCTTTTTCCCGTTGACACGGGTAGTTTAACCTACCTACAGAATTTGTCAAGGGAAAAATCGATAAAATGCTTTACAAAATGAAAAAAGATGTTATACTATTGATATGAAAAAGAAACGATCTAAAAAAATAACAGAACACTACGTTGACAATGAAACGTTCTTCATTGCAATGTGTGAGTGGAAAGAGCTTGTCATCGAAGCAGTTGAGTCAGATGAAAAGCGTCCTCCCATCAGTGAGTACATCGGGGAGTGCTTTCTAAAGATAGCAGAACATCTTTCTCGAAAGCCTAACTTCATCAACTATCCATTCAGGGATGAGATGATATGTGATGGTATTGAAAACTGTTTGATGTATGCACACAACTTCAATCCAGAAAAATCTAAGAATCCCTTTTCTTATTTTACTCAAATGATATACTATGCCTTTCTCCGTCGAATAGAGAAGGAGAAGAAGCAGAATTACATTAAGTATAAGCTGGTAGAAAATAGTGATGATGGTAGCTTTCATTCTTGGTTTAAGAATAACTATTTTGAAAAAGATGCCAAGAATGTGTACGCAGATTATTTCGATGTTACCGATAATGACATAGAAAAGTTTGCCCCAAAGAAAAAGAAGAAAAAGAAAAAAGATGAAAATATGCCTTCTGAATGATACGCATTTTGGTGCTAGGGGTGATTCCCAATTATTCTTTGATTACTTTATGAAGTTTTTTGATGATGTTCTTTTTCCGTACCTAAAAGAAAACGAAATAAAAACTATATTACATGCTGGTGATTTCATGGATCGCCGTAAGTACGTCAATTATAGTATACTCAATCAAGTGAGAAAGCGATTCATTGACCGTCTTAAAGAAGAGGGTATTGACTTTCACTGCATAGTAGGTAACCACGATGTATACTACAGAAATACAAACGAAGTAAATTCACTACGAGAATTGTTCTTTGATGATTTTACTTTATACGAAGAACCAACTGTGGTTAACTTTGATGGTTTAGATCTTGCACTTCTACCTTGGATCAATAAAACAAACTACGATAAATCTGTTGAGTTTATCAAGACAGCTTCTGCACCAATACTGATCGGACACTTGGAACTAAATGGATATCAAGTTCTACATGGTATACAGTATCAAGGCGGAAACGGTATGGATCCAAATTTGTTCAATCGCTATGAGCAAGTTTACTCTGGACACTTTCATTGCAGACAAGAAAAAGATAACATCTATTATTTTGGAACACAGTATCAAATAACTTTCGCAGATTTGAATGACACTAAAGGGTTTCATGTCTTAGATACTGATACACGAGAATTGGAATTCATAGAAAATCCTTTCAAGATGTTCCATACTCTTACTTACAATGATAAAGATGGTCCTGTCGATGTTGATGCGTTGGACGTTTCACACCTAAAGGATACGTATGTGAAACTATTTGTTGAATATAAAAAACATCCATACAGCTTTGATCAGTATATGGACAGACTTTATGATGTTGGTGTGTCCAAACTGACAATAGTTGAAGATGTAACTGACGATGAATTGACTGATGAAGATTCTGTTGATCTTGCACAGGATACTGTGACGTTGATTAATAATGAAATAGATTCAATGGAAGAGGTAGAGGACAAAGATAAAATGAAACGTCTTATCAAAGATCTATACATGGAAAGTTTGTCTCTATGATTATTTTCAAAACACTAACTTGGCGTAATTTTCTTTCAACAGGAAATCACAAAACAGTTCTTGATCTCAGAAGGCACAACAACACTCTAGTATCAGGAGATAATGGTGCTGGAAAATCAACGATGCTTGATGCTTTAACATTTGCTTTGTTTGGTAAGTCGTTTCGCGGAATCAATATCCCACAGTTGCCTAATTCTATCAATGATAAAGATTGTGAAGTAGAGATCATCTTTAGTGTTGGGAAAGTAGAGTATAAAGTTTTCCGTAGTTTGAAACCAAAGAAGTTTGAAATATACAAGGATGATATTCTTCTTGATCAATCTGCAACAGTCAAAGACTATCAAAAAATGTTAGAGGAACAAATCCTCAAGATGACATATAAGTCTTTCTGTCAGGTTGTTATACTGGGTTCTTCTAATTACGTTCCTTTCATGCAATTAACGGCATCAGATCGTAGATCTGTTGTAGAAAACCTTTTGGACATTGATATATTTTCTGTGATGAACACTTTAGTCAAGGCAAAAATGCAGGCGGCTAAAGAACAAGTGAAGGACATAGAATATAAAATTGTCATTACAAAGAATAAAGCAGAGGAAAAAGAAAAGCTGATACAGTCTCTTGAAAAAAAATCTAGTGCTTCGGTTGACAAGTACAAGAAAGAAATAGAATCTTCGAATGCATCAATAACAAAATTAAATACTGAAATTGAAGACATTCAAAAACAAATTGATGAACTGTTTTCTTCTATTCCAGATAAAGACTCTAACTCCAAGGAACTTATTAAACTTGAGAATGAAGTCTCTCAGTTGAAGAAAAAAATAAAGACAATTCAAAAGGATATAAAGTTCTACGAAGAGAATGATAGTTGTCCGTCTTGTAAACAGGACATCAAGCAGCATCACAAAGATTCTGTATATCAGGAAAGTGAGAGTCAACAGAAGGATATAGAAAACGAGATCCTACAATCAACTCATACTATAGAAAAAACAGAAATTCGATTGTCGGAAGTTAACGCTATTGTGAGTG